GTGGCCAGGGCTTGCAGCAGGTTTTCGGTGGTGTGGGCGGTGTCTTCGGTGTGGGCTTCCAGATTGTCCAGCGATTCTACCAGGGCGGCGTCTGACTTGGCGATGTAGGCCGCCTGAAGTTCAGCCATCGTCTCATACCCGGCAGCGCGTATCTGTTCCTCGGTCAGCACAAGGTTCTGGATGGAGGCAATCTGGGCGGCGTGGGTCGCGTACACCAGCTCCCGCTGGGTGGCGAGGTCACGGGCCAGGCTGTCCAGCACCCGCTGGTTCTCGGCGATGATCTCATCGGCGGCGGCTGTGGCACCTGTTCCGCCTGTCTGGGGTGTCTCTGGCAGGGGTGGCGGCTCGGGAATATTCGGGCCTTGAGGGACGCCCATCTGCATTTCCCGCAACTTTTGCAGGGCTTCAATCTCCTGCTCTATCTGGGTAATGCGGGCTTGTGACCGGGCGACAATGTATTTTGACCGGTCATTGTCGCGCCCTGAATGTTGCTGGACGGTTTTATTCAGGTCATCCATTTCCTCGGTCAGGTCGATAAGTTTTGTGTTCAGCCCTTCAATAGTCTTCGGGTCATCCCGCATGCTGTCGAAGAACGCGCCCCAGTAGGTGACAGCCTCGGCCAGACGGTCGGTCAGCCAGTTGATCTGGTCGGATGCCCCCAACACCGCCTGGGCAAAGCTGGCGCTGAGGGTCTGGCTGACTTTCTTCAGCTCCTTGTCCATCTCCCGAAGGTTGCTGATGTCCTGCTGGGAGAGCACAAGGTTCAGGTCTTCGGCTTCCTGTGCCAGCTCATGGTAGGCCTGCCCGTTGTCCTCCAGCAGGGGGATGAGCTTGCTGGCGTCGTTGGCGATGGATTCCAGATAGAAGATCTGTTCCTTCATAGGGATGTTGGCCTCATCCATGGCCTTTTTCACTTCCAGCAGCACCTCGGGGCCGGAGAGGTGTTGCAGCTCTTCGGCGGTCAGGCCAACCTGTGGGGCGACCTGTTCAAAGAAGTCCTGGAATTCACCGCCGCCGGTGGCGACAAAGTCCCCCAGCTTTTCGGAGGTATCTTTGGATATGTCCCCCAGCTGCTGGGTGCTGATGCCGAACTGGTCGGCGGCATAGGCGGCGGCCTGAAATTCCTCGACACTCTGCCCGGCCAGCATCGACAGCGTTTCAATCTCGCGGGCGTTGGCCAGTGACTTGTTGAACGCATCCACGGCTGCCGACAGGCCGATGTAGCCCGCAGCCGCCGCCATGATGTTGCGGGTGGTGCTCTGGAAGCTCTTTGTTGTGCTCTTCGCCCACTTGTTCGTGGCCTTGTTGGCTTTCTGCAGCTCGGCAACGTACTGGGCGGACTCGGCGACCAGGTCTACGACCAGTGCGCCGATTCTCTGGGTGGCCATGTCAGTTCAAAACATTCCTCATCTGGGCATACTGCTGGTCAGGGGTGAGGGCTGTGGGTGGCTGCTGCGGCTGGAGGTAGGCCAGCCATTCGGTGTACTCCCTACAGCCCATGTTGGCCTCCAGCCAGGCGACAGTGGTGTGCAGCCGTGAGGCCAGGTCAAACAAAAAGCGCCTGCACGGGGAGGCGCTCAGCTCTTTTTTGTGGCATCGAAGCTGTCGGGGCCAAGGCGGGAGAACTTCAGGGCTTCGTAATAGATGAACATCACGGCGCTGGTGCCGAAGGTCTCCCCCATTTTCAGAAGCTCATCGTCCGAAGGCTCACGGCCTGCCAGGGCACGGGCGGCGATGCGGGTGATCTTCACCATCAGGGTGTCGTCGGGTGCCTCATTATCCTGCTCGCCCACCTGCTGCACCTGCTCAATCACCGCCACCGGCAGTTCGTGGAGGGTCACCACACGGTTGTCGGGCAGGGTGAGGGGCCGGGTCTTCAGGGGCGGGCTGCTGAGCAGTTCCTCAAAGGTCAGGGGCTGCATGTCAGGCGGCTGCATTGACGGTTGTCCAGGCCACGGAGCCGGACTGCTTGCCGTACACCGTCCATTGCAGGCTCTCGCTGTTCTGGGCTTCGTTGATTTGATACCCGGCCAGCGCGATGGAGAAGGTGCCGGTGCGCCCGTTGCTGTATTCCACCTTCATGTTGACGGTGGCGCTGTCGTTGGCGAGTTGCAAAAACGTCTCCTGGTTGGCGTCGCCGGGAACATCGTTGCCGGTGATCTCTTTGTCGGGCGGGGTCTTCAGGCCGGGGATGTAGGTGCGGGTGGTGGCCTTGATCGGCGTGGTCTCCACAAATTCGCCCTGCTCGCCGGTCGCCCCGATGGTGAGGGCTTCGGCCAGTTCAAGGAATGTGCCGGGGTCGTCCGGGTCTTCAAAGCTCAGGGTGGTGCCTGCGCCGATTATGGCAACAGTTGAAGCGGGCATGGTCTGTCCTCCTGCTCTTCCAGTTGTTTGTCGAGGTAGCGCATATCGTCACGGATACGGTCTAAACGGCGGTAGTTCTCTTCCCAGCGCACATCCTGCACACGTTCATAGCCGTCTATCCGGCCTTCCAGCCGTATGCCCCAGACGATGACGGCGGCGATCAGGGCGATGAGTGTGCAGATGTGGCCAACGTCGATGGTCTTGTCCAGTTTCATGGTCAGCCTGTGTGGTAGATGACAAAGCTGAGGATCTGCCGGTGCAGGGTGGCCTTCTCCTCAAAGCCGTCCTGCTGGTTTTCCAGCAGCGCCAGCTGTATCGGGTAATTGCCCAGCGTCCCTTTGTGCTGGTGCAGGGCTTCAATAACCTTTTTGGCAAGCTCTTTGACCTGAAGGTATTTGCGGGTGTAGCAGTCGATTTGGTAACGGGAAGCGCGAACCTGGTCGCGGATGGGCAGGGAGGTTTCGACAGGGCTGGAGACAAGGGTATAGACGACGGCAGGCAGACGGTCGCCCCGTAGCTGACCATAGATGCTTGCCGGGAGGTGGTGTTTCAGGTGGTCAAAGAGACCTTGCTCAAGGGTCATGCTTTCGCCATGCGTTTCCGGGTGCTGGCCAGGCGTTTGCCCAGCAGGGTGCCGAAGCGGCTGAGGGTATCCTGCCACAGGCTGTCAAAGGCAGGGCGGATGAAGGGCTGGGCGGGGGCGTTCTCTGTTCCCATCTCCACATAGAGGGCGTAGGGGACAAAGGCACCCAGCCTCACCTTCACCAGCCCGTTGCCGCTGATGTTGCGGTTGCCGTGGCCGGTCTTGTTGATGTAGGAACGGCGGCGGGTCTTGTAGCGCAGGAAGCCGGGGCGGATTTCCACCACGCCGCCGCGCCTGCTTTTCCTCTTCCGGGGTTCCTTGTCCTTACTGACCGGTGCGGTGCTCTGCATCTGCCGGTACATGGGCAGGCTGGCGGTCATCAGCGCCGACCTAATGACCTTGGCCCCGGCGATGCTGGTCTCGCCGGTGAGTTCCCGGAGCTGCTGTTCCAGCTCCCGCAGGCCTTCAACCTGTGCTGTGACTTTAATCATCATGCAACTCCGGCAATACAACATGCACGGTGGTGTTCAGGGGTTCGTCAAAGTCTGGGTCGCGGATACGGATGTCGGACTGGTCTTGCGTCGTGCTGATGCTCAGCCACTTGTCCCGCATGTTGAGGTTCAGCTTGCCGTGGACATTCAGCTTGCGGTTGTCCCACCATATCCGCCAGGTGTTGTTCAAATCGTCAAAGAGGGGTTCATGGCGGATGGTCACCACCACATCGCCCTGCCCGAGGAAACCGCCTGCGGCGAAGATTTCCCGCACAGAGACGGGGCGCACCTCTGCCGGGCGGGTGGCGACATCTTCATACTCGCCGGTCTCGTCGGTGACACCATCACAGCCGGGCACGGGTTTCTGGAGGACAACCACCTGCCGCAACTTCCCCGCCCTCACGAGGCCGTGTCCCCCAGATGGTGCCAGACATAGGGCCCCCAGAGGTCATAGGTGGTGGCCGGGGCTTCTGACAGCGGTTTTTCCGTTGTCAGCTCCCGGTTCTCGTACCAGTGGCCAATCAGCAGCAGCAAGCCCCAGGTTATGGAAGAGTACAGGGGCACCTCGTCGTCTTTGATCTGGTCGGGGAAGCCGTGTTGCACCAGTGTGCGCCCGGTGTAGTCTTCAAAGTGGGCGATGGCGGCCTCTGTCAGGGCGGTGAGGTAGTCGTTCTCATCATCCCGCGTCAGCCTGATATGGGTTTTCACCAGACCAAGGCTTAACAGGGGTTCGGTGTCGTCTGTCATAGGGTGAACCTGCTGAGGTTTTCAAGGATTTCGACCAGTACCCGGCCTATGGGGACTTGTCTGAATATGTGGTGCGCGATGTCCTCGGTTTTCAACTCCACAGAATGGTGGAGAAATT